TGTTAGTTGTTCTTTAGTAAGAATCCTCAAAGCTTGTTTTGCCTTTTCATTACTAAAACCATAGTAACGTTTAACATAATCAAGGTCTTTGATTTTATCTTGTCGGAGCCAGGGAGAAAATCTCTTCTTTTTCCTCAGACTATTTATAAAAAAGTCATATTGAAGTTTCTTTGGGAGGAAATGATAGCGATTCATTTCATTCGCAAACAGAACGCAATCAAGATGACCTGATAGACAACGATTGATAATATAAGGAGCATATTCCTTTTCAAGAGAGGGGTCTTCGTCAATCAGGTGTTGCTTCGTCTGATTAATAGAGTTTAACCAGTCCTTCAATTCAGTCATTAATTAAACCTTCTTTTTTTAATTTATCATATTTGTAGCAACCAGCAAAACTAAACTGAATTTTTGGACCTTCAGTATAATTAGATAACAAAAGTTCTTTACGTTGTTTTTGCTCACGCATATATTCACCAACAGAACGCATCGTATAAGTTAGATCAAACTCAGCAGCGTTCCAGTTTGTAAATCTATCTTTTACGAGTTGGTCAGAATTATAACTAATCAACTGATCCATATCGTTAGCATCACAATCAGCAGCAAACTTATCGTGATCAAATCCTTTGTGCATTGATCCCTTACGCCCGTAGAGATTATCCTTAATGTCATAAGGAGGATCGAGATACATAAAAGCATCTTTATTTCCATCCATCAGATAATCATACGAATAATTAGTTATACGCCAATGTTCAATCAGTTTAGAATACGCAGGCAGTTTTTCGATACCCCGCAAACTGAAGTTGGAAATGGAGGCTTGTTGAGAAAATGATGAACTCTCCGTGAGACCACTGAAAGAGCACTTATTGACAATATAGAAAGCCACAGCACGATCAATGCTAGGCAAACTTTGGTCATTGATTTGCTCCTTTGCTTTAAGAAAAAGTTCCTTTGCTAGTTCTGGTGTATTGTTTCTCAGTTTAAGTTCTTCCAGTTTATTTTTAAGATCATTTCCAAAAATCTGGAGTTGTTGCCAGAAATTTACAAGAGGTTCATACAAATCATTCACCCAAATATCTAGGTTGGGATATTTCTTAGTGATATAAATTGCAACACTTCCTCCGCCAAGAAATGGTTCTCGGAACTCAGCATAGTTGCGAAGATCTGGAAAGTAAGGTCCCATCTTTTCACAAGCACGGGACTTACCTCCAGGATACCTCAAGGGTGTTTTAAGAGACTTCATAATCTTTAGGATGATACTTCAAATACTCTCTAAAAGTGAGTTTCATTTCTTTCTGCGTCATGCCACAATGTTTTGCGGCAGCAGGAAGAGTCATTTTAGCACGAAAGAGACCTTCATTTGCCCCTCTCACATTTTCAGGGGTTGTTTTAACTGCAACTTCCTTAAGGGATTTAATGTCAATTTTGAGCAGACCCATTTACACACCTCACAACAATTTCAGTATTTTTAGTTGCTTCTGCCATCTCACGATATCCAGTTCCAACATAGATTTGACCACCAACAACAGCAACGGCGCAAGCACCCCAGAAGATGTAATACCACTTGGACTTGACCTGATGTTGCTTTTTCAGTTCATCGAGTTCTTCGTGAATATCTTGATGATGAAACCTTAATGGTTTTTGTATTAGTGCTTTGAGTTTCTTGTTTTTCATTTAAACTCACACTCCACCATTACTTCGGTCAAGCAGGCAAGCATGTTTATTTCTTGGTCTGCGACAAATGCTCCTTGATACTGATACTTAGCGAGCACAAGAACAGCAGCAGGAATAGAAGCAGGAACCAGACTTTCGTAAAGAGAATCGTAAATACGACGGAGAAGTACAGTAGTATCATTGTCCAGATTACTGACGACCCACTTACGAACTTCAGAAAAGTTCTTTTCTTTAAGGTTTTTAACAAGTTCATTTACAGCAATATCCGAAAAAGCAGCAAGAATTCCACTATCAATTTTTCCACCTACCGCATATCTTTGGCACTCGTTGAGGACTCGTCGCCAATCGGGGAAGTGCTTATTGATAAGTTCCGCAAGTACTCTTTGATCGAATTCGACGCCCTCCGCATCCAAGATATTTTGTAAACGCTTGAAGAAGGATCCTGCCAATGCGGTTTTTTCTTTTCCTTTGATGGAGAAGTCAATAACGGCACATCGGGAGTGGAGAGGTTCGATGATTTTATTTTTGTAGTTGCAGGTGAAGATGAATCGGCAGTTACCAGCAAACTCCTCAATAAACGCCCGTAGTAGGAGTTGTACGTCGTTTCCTGTGTTATCTGCTTCGTCAATGATGACGACTTTGTGTTTAGCATCTGACGAAAGCGAAACGGTCGAAGCGAAGTTCTTCGCATTGTTTCGGACAGTATCGAGGAATCTACCTTCGTCGGATCCATTGATGACATAAACATCTACTCCCAATTCATTGCAGAGTGCTTTTGCCACTGTGGTCTTACCAATACCAGGAGGACCAGCAAGAAGCATATTTGGAATTTCACCCTTATTTAGAAACTCCTGAAAGGTTTTCTTTGTAGTTTCAGGAAGAATACAATCTTCAATTGTTTTAGGGCGATATTTCTCTACCCAAATAAAATCACTGTTCATAATTTATACCCAATTAGGTTTTCGTTCAGGCATACGAAGATAATTAGATGCAACCCAAGGTTTGGATGCAATATACATCTTGTAAGCAGTAAAAGTGTCAATGCTTGTGTCAAGTTTATACTCATCTGGCATAGCACGGGCAAATGGAGTTACTTCTGTAATCTTTCCCTTAGGGAAAAGATAATAAGCACCTAGAAGGGTATTATAGCACGAATGGATTTTCCCATAACGTACAGAATACTCATCACACAAGTTCATTCCCCACTTAATTAACCAATAGGCATTATGGATACTATCCATTGCCCATTTGGTACAGGGATGATTACGAAACGCTCCTTTTTCTGTCTTGTATGGAGTGTTATCAGACTTATATAAATTGCCATAATTGTGACCCCATTTGCTAGAGGCGACAATAGAAAGCATTTGACAGCATTCCAGCGGCATTTTGACAATATGTTTATCGGGAAGGTAGATAGCACTCTCAGCAGGCCAAGGAGAAGTTACAAAGATGTTCATCAGAAACAATATTTTTGAAGTACATACTTAACTTTGTCTGGTTTATCTTCCATCCAATATGCTTCATGTTCCATTTGAGCAGAAGATGAAGATGTTTTCACAGAATTTCTGATATCTTGATATTTAAAGGATGGAAGGCTCATATTTTTTTTAGATATACCGAATGGTTTATATCCGTTACAAAGATGTGCTACATGAACTGCTTCATGATAAACCGTTTCGTTAATATAAAAGTCTAGGGCAAATCCACTTTTTTTAATATTATTGGTACATATGATAAACTTTTTTCCAAAGTCTGCATAACCAAAAATATTTTTGTTACTCCTACAATACCCAACATTTTCTTGGACAGAATATCTTGCCCGATAAACTTTATTAAGTATATCTTGAGCTTGGGGAGTAAGATAGAGTAAAAATTCCATCAACCAAAGGTCGAATCTGGTTCCAGAGCAATATAATACTTCAGATTGTACTTGGTATTTGTAAATTGTGACAGAAGTTTAGAAGACACAACCACATCGTAAGCACCAGGAATGATCTTGATATTTTCTACCTTGAAGTTGAATACAAACTCAGAGTCAGTTTCACCAACAACAATAGCGTATTCATTAGAAGTGTCATTCTTCTTATCACGAACCACCAGTTTGATGACACCATTCTCACCAACCGCAGAAAGATCGGGGAGTTGATACACTGCTGCTGCCTTGACAAGTTTCTCCAGAGAAGCACTATCCAGTTGGAAGCACACATCAGTTGAAGGTAGTTGAATTGCCTTATCGGGAGGAGAAATAATCACATTGGGGTCAGCATAGAAATACTTCACCCGACGCTTGCCTTCTTTGATGCTCAAATATGACTCTTCAGTAAAGTCTAGATCAGGGTCTTGATGAAGACCCAAACCATTCAAAAACTGGTTCAGATCATAGATGGCAAAGTCACGAGGAAACTCTTCATTGATATCCGCTTCAGCGAGAATATTTTTTGCCACAGAGATAGTGCGAAGTTGATTACCCTGCTTCACAAGAATTGAGTTGTTGATGCCAGCAAAGTTCTTGAGAAGAGCAAGGGTGTTGTCAGAGAGTTTCATAGTTTTGTTTGGGAGTTTCATAATCAACGAAATTCGGTCAGACCATTATCTTTGCGGGTATAATGGCCATCAAAGTGGAGAAGAAGCATAGCATAGTGAATCACTTTGAGAAGGTCACGCTTATTGCGTCCATCTTTATCACCATAGCGACTGCCATACTTGAGGATGTTTGCCTGACAAAATCCAGCGGCAAGTTTCTTCGCTGCCATCAAGTCAATAGTTTGAATATCGTTGTAACCATCTTCATCTCCACAGTAATGACCGTGATAGGTGCTGGTTACATAATCTTCAACGTCTTTGAGAATCTTATCTTCGTTGTATTTCCAGAGATGATTTTTAGGTTCAGTCATAACAGGTGTTTTTTCAATTACAATTTTATCATCACTATTCAATGCCATAGTGAATTGGTATTCGGAATAAGGATACTCATCCATAATAAAGGGGAAGGGTCATAATTTACCTTCCCCAATTATATCAGAAAGGAGCGTCAGGTGCAACCTGTTCATCAGTGGGCATCTTGAAATCAGCATCCACTTTATCATACAGTTCCAGGAAGGACTGTTTGGTCTCATCGTCGAAACGATTCACACACACTTGGATTGCCTTTGCCTTGTCTTGGAAGATGCTGTAAGCACGGATGATATGAACCAGACGGCGGGTGCTGATAATTTCCTCAATGCCACCATCGTAGAAGGTCTTGCGGATGATGTCTGCCCAATCAACCAGGCGCTTACAGAAGTCACGGTCTTCCACACCAAGGTCCAGAGCGATGCCTTCCAGAATCTTCTGTTCGGTAGCAGGAGCAGGATAGGACTGCTCAAAGGTCACAGGGAACCGCTCCAGGAACGCCTCATTGAGCACATTGGTGCCGATGAAGCGACCGTCATCAGAACCCTTACCCTTGGTGTTTGCAGTGGCGAACACATTGAAACCAGCAGCAGGTTTCACGAAGCGACCAATCTTCTTCAGGAAAACACCTTTACCTTCAAGGACAGATTGCAGACACAGAATCTTGTTAGAAGCGAGGTCAATCTCATCCAGCAGAAGGATTGCACCACGCTCCAGTGCCTCAATCACAGGACCATTGTGCCAGACCGTCTCACCATTAACTAGACGGAAACCACCAATCAGGTCATCCTCATCAGTCTCAATGGTGATATTCACACGAATCAATTCACGCTTGAGTTGGGAACACGCTTGTTCCACACTGAACGTTTTACCGTTACCCGACAGACCCGTAATGAACGTAGGGTAAAAGAGACGGGACTGAATAATTTTTTTAATATCGTTAAAGTTACCAAACTTGACGAAGGTATCATCTTTATCAGGAATAAGGTTTTGTTCAGCAGCAGGAAGAACAGCAGGAGCACTGAAAGAACGCTCAATCTCTTCCACACGTTCTTGAGTCACTTCCAGGTTCCAACGACCACGACCAGTCTTGTAGTTTTCCAGGCGGCGGGTCACAGTCTGAATATTCAGACCACGAGAGGCACAGAAACCCTTGAGGTCACCAGAAGTAATTTCAGAACCATACAGTTCTTTGATGGACTCAATCAGTTGGGCGTCATTCACGGCAGACTTGCGAGGCATGGTGTAGTTAGGTGTGTTTTTTAACTGAAGTTATTATACAAGAAAAAAAGGGGCAACTGAGTGCCCCATGTGACAGTTTTAGAACTGGACCTGTTGGTTTCGCAACTCATTCAAATAATCTTCACTCGCAATATGAGGAGTGTATCCAGGATAAAATTGCTTAACGATAGAACCAATGCCCATCGCAGTGATTGCACTATCACACTTTACCCAAACTTCTTTAGTATCGTATTTAACGACGTGTTCAAATGGGAATTTAGATTTCATTTTGCTTTCTTTTTGGATTTTTTATTCGATGTTGATTTTTTATCACTGTCCATTTTTACTTCTGGAGCAGGAGAAGTTACTGGAGTAGGATCTGCAGGAGTAGGTGCTTCTGGTTCTTGAAATAAGTCTGTGAATCTACTCATTGCCTTTATTGAGTTCTATAAAAATATTTATCAGGCGACAAGTTCCACAAACTCCCCGAGAATCTTTTTGTTCATTTTCTTCGACTTGAGACTCTTCACAAAAGCAGATTTGATTTGAGTCTTGGTTGCATCCTCAGAGACAGCAAACTCAGTGTCTTGAGAAAGGGCAGTAGCAGAAAGACCAAAGTAGGAATGATAACCTGACTTTTTGATCGTAAATGCCTTTTCTTTTTTCCAAGAACTCATTACTTTATCATGCTCATCACCATACCAACCGTAGTAACGACGAATGAAGTTGCCAGCATCACGACCTTCTAGAACACGAATACCAATGAAATTAATATCAGCAAACTTGTCCCGCAGATTACGAAGAAAAACATCGGTCATTTGATGCCATTCACAATCCAGAGAGTAAGTATTTCCAGTCTTACGGTCACGCAGAAACGAACTGAATCCAATCGCAGCAGTTCCCATAAAAGGACCATCTTCCCATTGACGCTTGACTTCACGATGATACTTAATACCACACGCTTCACCATCAGTCAGAATCACGCATTGAACTTTTTGAAGTTTGTTTTCTTTCTGGAACTTAGGCAGAATCTGATGAAGAGAAATGAGTGCCTCATTCAAGGGGGTGCCAGAAAGAGAAAGTCCCAAAGGAGTTGGATACGCCGAATAACTATTGCGTGAAAATGAATGGGCGATACGAAAAATATTCTTCATCTGTTCTTCAAGAGTCTTACCATTCACTTGACTGGTGAGAAGATTCATCATTGAGAACCACTCACCAACTTGAATCAGACCATCTTTTTTCTCATAAGCAGTTTCACGAAAACTTGCCTTACCATTCTCATCATAAGAAACCAGAGGATACTCAGTTGTAAAGGCATAAACCTCAAAAGGAATCGAAACTTTCTTGCAGAACCAGACAAGGTTGAAGAGTTGCTTGACGGTATCCAGCATCACATCACACATTGAACCAGACCAATCCAGCACAAACACCAGACCATGATTCTTACCATTGGCAAGAGTGGTGACTTTCTTGAACAGGTCTTCGTTGTATTTGTAAGTATGAAGTTTAGAACAGTCTAAAACACCAGTGCGAGCAGTCGTAGCACGGGCATAAGAATCTGCTGCCTTGCGACATTCAAACTCTTTGACCAAGTAATTAACTTCCTTTTGGGCAGAACGCTTGAACTCTACAAACTGCTTATCAACTTCACCAAAGACATTTCCATATCCATATCCACGGTCTTCAAGATAGGAAGACCAAGAGTTTTTACAGTTGGAGTGAATATCAGCATTTGGAACAATCACCTTTTTCAAGTCAAGTTTAGGCAATTCCAAATAAACATTTTCAGGACCACTGTTATTAACAAGATCTTTCAGTGCTTCTTCGAGAGACTCCATCGTCTTGACTTCAGGTTCTTCATTCTTCTCACCACCCATTTCTGGGGTGGTTTCACCCTTTTCTTGAGTAGTTTCATCAGAAGTAGGAGCACCTTCAGAATCATTAGACTCGGGTTGATCATTATCACCTTCCTGCTGGTCAATGAAGTCGGAAGCGGGTTGATTATCGGCACCACTCTGCTGGGACTCAAGATTATCCAAAGAAATCTTGGTTTCTTCCTGTTGCTTTTGCTTACAATACTTATAGAGTTCTTCTGCAGCAATCAGAACATCAGCAAAAGTCTCAGTATCGGCAATCAGATTGATAATTTCAGTTTCTTCGCCACGCTCAATCGGAATATCAACATAGTTACCAACCTTGAACCATAGGTTTGCTCGGTCGGCAAGATTATAAGTTTCCAGTTTATCATCACCAATCTGGAAGAAATCATCGTCAGCGAGTTCCCGATAACCAGCATAGAAGGTCTTAGCGAGACCAGCATAACGACGCTTCATCAGTTTCTCGATGCGAGCATCCTCTACCACATTCACAAACTGTGGAGGAACTTTTACCTTCTCCAACCAGTCCTCATCGGGAGTTTCCAATGCGTGTCCGCACTCGTGGGCGACAAGAAGGTCATACACAGTGTTACTTGCCTTCTCCCACATCGGCAGAGTCAGCACACGGGTATGAACGTTGAAGCAGGCAGTCTCCACCTTCTTGTGCTCAACCACAAGGTCTTCAGTGGCAAGAAGTTTGGCAAGTTGGGACTTGATTTCGTGGCGGACGGTCATAGGTTTGATTTCTTATGGAACCATCATACAAAAAAAGAGGGTGGTTAGACCCTCTTATGTGCCAGTTTGGAAAGTGGTTTCATTCATCCCGAAGTCTTTGTGCATAACCATACCTTGCATCTAATGCAGCATCGGATGCCTTTTCATAAGGATTAGAGTCCTCTTAAACTAGGTATATCTCCTCTATTATCATCATAAGGATTACTTTGACTTGCACCATATCTTCCAGCTGCATCAGATCTATTTCCCTGATATGCTCTTGTTCTTGCTTCTCTTTTTTCTGGAGTAGAACCTTTTATTCTTCTTTTTATTTTTCCAATACGAGTATTTGGATTATAAGTAATCGCACCTCTAATATCTTCAATAATATCTTCTCTCCACTCTTCACTCATATTTGCCATAATGGCAAGTGCTGCCTTGTTGGTGTCTGCGTAACCTTCGGCAACTAGATGCTCAAGAATGTAGTCAAAGAGATCTGTCTCTTCACGAAGTCTTGGATTTGTTAAAGCATCATTAATCTCACCCATTTTTCCTCTAGGAGATCCCTTACCACCATCACCATCATCTTTCATAGCTTGTGTTCTCAATGCACCTGCTCTCTTGATCATTGCTTCTCTCTTTTTTCCAGGAGGAAGTTTTTTAAATCCTCTCCCTACTGGACCATATGGAAGACCTGCTTCATCAAGTTCAACTTCTTCCTTCATTTTCTTTTCATCTTCTTTATCTTCATCTTCCTTTTCAGTTACCTTTTCACCCTTCTCTTCTTTACCTTTTTTATGCTTACCTTCTTTGTGCTTTCCACCTTCATCCTTCTCAGATTCTTCCTTCTCACCCTCTTCCATTTCGGGTTCTTCTTTCTTTTCGTAGATAGAAGAATAGGCACTCATCATGCCTAAAATTTCTTTTGATTCCATTGTTACAAATACTTTTTCAAATATTTATAAAATAAGAAGCGTCCCCGTGATGGAGACGCTTCTTGAGTGCTTGGCGACGTGCCTTTGCTTGTCGGAGTGCTTGCGGTTTTAGTTTCCGCTTCTGCTCCTTTTTAGAGTGGTGTTGCCAGTTGGGGAGTTTCATTCGTCTTGTGGCGATGCAGACATTCTACGGGAAAAACCTTTGACTTTCTCGAACCTTATGACACTTTCAAATTTGTCATGAAGGTCTGTCTTATGGGAAATCACAAAAATATTAGCATCCTTAATCACATAACGAATAATCTTAAGGAACTCATCGGTGCCAAATCCATCGAGTGAAGAATCAAACACCTCATCCATAATCAGCAGATTGGTATTGACGGAATTTTTGACTCGTGCCACTTCTCTCCAAGTGAAGAGGAGTGCCAGGTCAATTCTCATTTTCTCACCTTCACTGAATGAACTATAAGAAAAGTCTTCGTGAATGGGAGACTTTACCGTTTCGTTAAACTCTTCATCAAGATGGAAGTTGATATAAAAATCCATCATCTGAAGATAACGATTCACCTGCTGATTTATGAACGGAAGATACTTTTTGATTATCTTCGTTTTAACGCCATCGTCCTTGAGTAAGGAATAGGCAAAATCGTAATAAACGATTTCTTCTTTTTTCTTTGAAAGGTCTTCGAATGTTTTTTGGAGATTGGTTTGAAATTCTTCTAACTTCTCATGCTCAGTATTTCTGTTTGCAAGGTTTTGGGTAATAGTTTGAATTTCAGATTCAAGGTCTCGTATTTGTCTCTGGTTGAGGGAAATCCGAGTATTGTTTTGAGAAATCTCATGGTTGAGTTTCGTAATCTCCTTAGATAGAACTGTGAATTGACGCTCTCGTTCCTGTTCTAACTTTATAGTCTCCTCAAGTTCTTGAAAACCTTTCTGGAGTTCCTTTGCCTTATTTTGAGCGTCTGTAATTCTAT